CTGATCCATCACATGAGACCGCAGTCTCAAATTTGACAGCATATACAGTTCCTGAATCATTAACTGCAATGATGTTTCCTGTGACAAAATTTAAAGTAGAATTTGCAATAGGAATTTTTGTTCCTAATCCATCCAAGTCAAGAGTAGAGGTGTTAAGACCTCGTAAAATATAACGAGTTTGTGAACTATCTGTGAAATGCCTGTTCTTTACTTCTAGAGTATTAAAATCTTTTGCATTTCTTTCTTCATCAACAATAACAGTTTTGCCGATAGCAAATCCACCTTTAGAATCAAATTTTTCGGTTGTAGTTGCCATTTTTATTTCTTAGTAATAGTAGATACGATAGTGATCTCGATTTGATGACCAGTGGTGAGGTCTGATCCAACTGTAAAATTGATTCTAGCAAAGTTGCCAGATGTTCTTTCAAAAGTAGGGACAATTAGTTGTTGTCCTGTTCTGACATTACCATACTCTGTATGGAAGATGTCTGTTCCATTATCTATAATACCAAACTCAAAGAATTCTCTATCATTATTATTTAAGTTCTCAGCAACTACAACTGTCTTAGCTCCTACCGCTGCTTGAGCATCGTAGATATCAGATCCACTGGAGTTTGCAGAACCTTTTGTTAGAGTTACTTTTTCTGTCAAGATCTTAGTGTCTGCAAGTTCAAACTCTTTGAGATCTCCATCAAAAACTTTTACTCCAGTAAAGTTACCTGTACCAAATGAGGTATTGAAATAAACATCACCTTGATTGTCAAGTCTAAGAACTGGGTCAACTGATAAACCACCTGAAAGACCTAAGTCAAAATATTGCTTACTGGTATGTAAGAATGTTCTATCTGTTTGAGTATTATCAAGAGTTGTTTCAGCATTATCAAATGTCATCAAGCTTGCTGTAATTTCAAACTCGCTAGATGTGCTTGAGATAATAGTATCTACGCTGTAGAATTCAAGTGCGGATGCGGTAAGACGCATCGTATTTGTTCCATCATTGTAGAAGTATAATATGTTTTCGTTTGCACCAGGTGCAGTTTCGGGAATAATATAAGTGTTTTGATCAACGTCTTTTACTCCACCAAGAGAACCCCAGTTGGTTCCGTCATATCCTTCAAACTGACCAGCAGTTGTATTGAATCTAACACCACCCTGTATTACTGAACCTCTGTCTGCATCAGAACCAGATGGAAGTGCTAAACTGGTATTTGTATTACATACAATTTTCTTACCAGAGTTTGGTTGTAAAGTAATATCATTAAGATCTGTAGAGATAATGTTATCTCTAAGTCTTAAATCTCCATTGATTACTAAAGGAGAAGAACCTAATGGATCTAATCTAATTTCTTCAACGTCAACAAATGTTAGAGGACCAACTGCAAGACCCCAGAAAGTTAATGTGCAGCTACCATTAGTTACAGCACCACTTGTATGTGTAGGTTCATTACCACTTGTAGCAGTGTTACCTGCTACTGTAACTTCGTATAAATTATTTTTGTGCTTTAGATATGCACCAACTAGTACAGGTGCATTAGCAATCCAATCTGTAAATGCTGGAGCAGATGTATTTGCAGACTTGATAGTCTTATTAGTTCTAAACTCTAATTCATTTGGTGTAAATTTAACAGTATTAGATCCATCATTGTAGAACCAAAGTGTGTTATCATTAGAACCAATTGAAAGTTCTGCAGTAATGTAAGTATTACCATCTAGATCTCTAATACCACCAAGTGAAGACCAAGAAGAGGAAGAAGCACTATAACCTTCATATTGATTACTATCTGTGTTATATCTGATCGATCCATTTTCTGCGGCACTAGCACCAGGACGTTGTGCAGATGTACCAGCAGGAATGTTGATAGAACCAAAACCAGTAACTTTGGTGACCTTACCAGTAGGTGCAGTTAGAACTAGGTCACTACCAGCATCGGTAGAAATAACATTATTCTCAATAGTTATTTTGTCATTGATATTTAATTTATCTGTAGTCTTAAGTTCACCCGAAGTAAGAACGTTACCGTCTGCCTGAGTAACAGTCAATCCACCAACTGTAAAGTCTGCAGTAGACTCTACAGAAGTTCCTGTTAAAGTAAGAGCAGCATCTGAGGTAATTAATGGAGTTGTAACGCTAGTGGTTGCTGCAACAGTTGTAGAAGAAACATCAGGAGCACTGAGAGTATCAATAGTACCTTCAGTAGCTTTAATATCAGCAACAGTTACCTCACCAGTAAGAACTTCCATTGTGACGATATTCACAGATGAAATATCCGTAGCTCTTAGAATTAATCCACTACCAAATACTTTAGGATTATTTGGATCAATGGTGATTAATGCTTCTTGATTATCTTCACCACCTTCATTTTCATGACCAATACCAGAATTACAGAAATAGTAAAGGTTTGGAGTTACAGAAGTAACAGTTAGATCGAGATAGTCATTACCTTTCTCTACACCATCAGTATATTCAACACCAGAGAAATTAACAACCACAGCACCTGCTGTAGTTGGAAGAAGAGAAACAGTTACTTGAGTAGCACTATCAATAGAAACAACTCTTGTATCAGATGCTAATACACCAGCACCGCTAACAGTTGAAACAAGCATTCCTTCTACAATTCCTGTAGTGGATGCCACGGTTAGAGTATAACTAGCTACATCTAATGTTGTGCTAACATTCTCTACTAAACTTGGAGCATATGGTCCGTCTCTAAATTCACTAAGAGCAAATTGGTGACCAGATACACTGTTATCACTCAAATCAAATCTATAAGTGTTACCAACATAAATTGTCCACGATGGAGTAATTTGTGGTCCAGATCCAACGTCAATTAAGAATCTAAATTCAAGAACAGATGCTGTATCAACTGTATATTGTGTTCCAGCAGCACCAGTCTTAACAAATGTATTTCCAGAAGTAAATAAAGTTGCTTGATCTACTTCAATTAAGATAGTAGAAATATTACCACTGCCATCTAAAGCAATATCTACAATTGTAACTGGGGTGGCAACATTTACGGTGTCTGCTGTAATTGTAATATCATCTGCAGGCGTAGCTCCACCAATTAAGTTACCAGCAATAGTTAAAGTATCACTATTAGAGTATCCTAGACCAGCAGCATTGAGAGTTACGCCAATAATTAAACCATTGGTGCTTCTCTCTACATCAAATGTTGCACCACTACCACCACCAGCAGATGTTGATGCAACACCAGTAAATGATCCCTGCTCATCTGATGTGAATGTTAGGTTGATACTAGCAGTTTGAAGGAATGCAGCAGATAGTGTTACTTGAGTTGCACTATCAACAGATGCAACAGTGACATTAACTCCAATGTTACCACTTGCGTCTTCTGTTACTTGGTCTCCAATATTAATACCAGTCGTGTCTGCAAGAGTTGCAGTAAACTGTCCTTGGACACAACTACAAGCAAGAGGACCAGTTGTAGCTGGTGTAATATCACCACCAGTAAATGAAATATTTGTAATATCTCCAGCTAACTCTTCTAGTGTATCGCTACTAGTAATTGTTGTACCAGCAATAGTTTGAATTGCAGTAATCTTTTGAACGTCTTTAACCGTTACTGGATAACTGATAGGTTGAGTTAGGTCACCAGCATTTGCTGTAAACTCATCATCTGCAGAGTAACCGTTACCTACGTTAACTAAAGTGAAACTTCCTACTTCGCCAAGAGTGTCAATTGTGTAACTAAAATCGTCCGCTGGGTCGCCAAATGCAGGAACAAAATTAACAACAGTCGGTCCAAGTGCAGTTGGAGCATCTGATAATGTAACAGTGGTAGCACTATCAACGTTAGCAATAGTTGTGTCTGCTGTTAATACACCTGTACCACTTACTTTTTCTACTTTATATCCAATAGAAAGTCCTGTTGTATCTGCAAGAGTAAGTTCGTTTGGATTTGAAGTAGAGAACGTTACATTTGCTGCACCAGCTACAATTGGATTTGAAGACAGTGTTAATTGTGTTCCACTATCAATAGATACGATTGTGGTTGCCTGATCAAGTTGTCCAACGTCTCCAGCAGCTCCATTTGCGTTTAGTCCTGCTTGTAAACTAGATGTATCTGAAATAGTAATCTGAGCACTGCCTGTGCTTAGAGTTGCAGAGAATGCTGCAGATTCGCCAGGTAAGTATACAGATTGATTTGCAATTTGTGCAGGTAGTCTTAGTACATCACCAACTTGATATCCAGATCCTCTGTCATTTAGAATAAAATTAGTAAGATCACCAGGAACATTGGTAACTGTAAATTGGAACCCAGATCCACCACCATTTCCTACAGTAGAATCAGCTACGCTAAGTACATCTGTATTTTGGTAACCAGCACCACTATCAGTAATTGTTACACTAGTAACTGTACCTGTATTAACAACGTTGTTAACTGTGTAAAGGAATCCAGATCCTGTTCCGCCAATATTTACAAATGCTAATTGTAGTCTATCTCCATTTTTATATGTGATACCTGGATTAGTCCAAGTAACATCACTCACTATGCCTCCTGAAACAGTGACATCAGCAAAACCTTGCCATCCATAGTAAGTATAAGTTGATGTGTCTTGTAGGGTAATATTACCGCCTGCAGGACCCATTCCAGGATGGTTTGCACAATCATAACGAACAATTTGAGTACCTGTATTACAATCAGGTTTCATTACAACATCAGTAAAGCATCCTGCCTGACCATGAACACCAGCAGTAAACCATTCAAACTTATCTCGGAAGTCAATACCGTTGCCATTAGCAAGTTGGAAAGTTAATCTATGATCACTTCCTGCTTGTCCTGGATTAGCTCCTGCTATTGATGCGTCAGAAAGATCAAACCTATACGTGTTACCAACATCTAATGTCAGTTGAGGTTTATCTGCTCCATCAATGTTGTAGATAAAGTTTGGTTCACCTGCTTGTCCCGCATTGGGGTTAGCTACAGAAGTAACAACAAATGTTTGAACTGGTTCGTTGAAGAAAGATGATTGAGAATACACTGCGTCAGTGTATCCAGAACCAGCATTGGTAATAGTACCAGATGGTGTTGATGATCCATCAATTTCAATGGTAGCTTCTGCTCCAGATCCATTCCCTCCTGTAAGAGGTACTGCAGTATAAGTTCCTGGAAAATAAGCAGAACCAGCAGTTGTAAGAGTACCTTCAAGAGCAGTAATCGTGAAACTAGCAGTTGCTCCAGTTCCATTGCCTCCACCAAGAGGAATTGTTAAATAATCGCCAGGTGTATAACCAGTTCCAGCATTTGTAATAGAACCATCAAATGATAGAACTTCAATGTCTGCAGTAGCGTTTTGTCCAGTACCACCAATTAAAGGAACTTCTGTATATGTACCAGTATCATATCCACTACCACCACTAACTAAAGTAACTAGCGATTGTGCTAGTTTTCTTTGCTGAATATTAAAATCTTGATATGCTGTAAGTTCTGATAACTTATAGTCAATAATTTTCTTACCACTATTGACAAACCCTAGAGTTTTTATACCAGCTTTGTAGATACCTAATTGTGTATCTGTACTAAACTTAAGTGAAGGATCGCCAACTAGACCGTCTCCTAGTTGTAAGTTACCTGTTGATAGATCACTACCACCAGATGTGACGTTGAAAAGAGCTGTGCTAAGTTGATTGATCTTTTGCCTTTGAGACTCAAAGGTATCAGTCTTAGCTACGTTAATTGCTGGCATTTTTTATTAATCCGTGCAGTAGTGATTTGAGTTCAGAGACTTCATTCTTCAATGTATTTATGTCGTCCAATGCGGAACTTAACTGCATAGATTTCCTTCTTGCAGCTATAGCAGAATCGTCCAAATTCAAGATGGCACCAGTGTTTTGGTCTCTTACGAGACCATCATGTCCATCAACTTTTACAAAGTCCATATGCGGAAATTAGAATGCAGCAACTGCACGGATGTCTTGGATCTTAGGTACATATGCTGGATCCACACCTTTCATTACAATTTTGATTGCAAACGATGAATATTCTGGTAAATTTGATGCAGTATATTTAAGATCTTGATATGCAGATTGCTTCTCTACAATTCCAGAAATTGTGTTTTCACTAGTTGCAATTTCGTATGTGTCTGGTTCTCCTTTTTTATTAAAGTAGATCCAATCAATATCGTCAAAGTTTTCTTGACTTGATGCTTTCTTAAACTTATAGAATACTTCTAAGTTTGAAATATCTTTGACGTTTGCAAGTAGATGTACATCAATTGCAGTAGCTGGACTTGTAATGGAAACTTCTTTGGTTATATACTTAGCAACAGCAGATCCATTCTTAGATGTATCTTCACCAACAAAGTCTAAACCATTTGTATACATTACTTTACCAACCTCAAGATATGACTTCTCTTCATCTGGTTGATTAGGATACTTAACAAAGTCTCCTACACGGAAGATATCAGCAATTTGATCTGCAACAACAGCATTTCTATTATATAAAGCACTATCAATAATTCTATCTGTGAAGTTATTATTGATAGGATTCGCATCAACTCTTAAAGTTAACTTTTGTGTTTGACTATTCCAGATAGTAGCTTTACCAGTGATAATATTATCATATGTCTCTAACATAACAGATGGATTGCGTGCTACGATAGTTGCAGCATCTGCAATAGTTGTTAGAACTTGAGTTGGATTTGAATCTACTGTAACTGCACTAAGACCTAATTGATTTCCTAGAGTTACAGTTTCTCCTTTCTGGAAGAATTGACTTGTCTTAACTCTTACGTATACAACTTGACCGACAACTCTAGCAATAGTTCCTACTGCTTTGGTAGTAGATCCTTTGATTGTCTGGTTATCTTGTAGATCAGTACCACCATTACCCGCAAGATTAAATTGATAAACTGGATAGAATTCAATAACTTGATCTCTTCTTCCAAATCTATCTTCTTGTCCAGTAGCATTTTCAATTCTATTTGATACTGTTTTAACAGTAGCACTAGAGAGATCAATAATTGGACTCAAATGAGACACAGTAGACGATAGAGTCATCTTATATGTAAGTGACCGAGATAGATTGTTTAAAGTTTCATTAATATTAGATGCAATAAACTTCTGATTAGTGAAGTAATGTGGTTCATTCAAGAAAGTCTTTTCATAATCAGGTTGTGAATATGAAGTATAGTTAGTTGTAGTAGAGTCTACTGGAACAACATCAGTTGTTTTAACTTCTGTTGATAAAGTAGTTCCAGTAAATGATAGATAAGAAACTTGTGGATATAGAGTTTCATACTTTCTGTTTGTAGATGCATATACTGCAGATCCACCACCAATAGAATTACCAGCAGCTTGAGAACTAGAAATAATATTATATGAATCAATACCAGAATTACTTACTTGGAATAATGTGCTATTTAAAACTGATGATGTAATACCACCTGTTTCTAATGCAGTCCTATAGAAAACATAAGAACCACCAGTATCTTCAAAACTGTGATCTCTATGATTTACTTTAACAATAGAATTATTATTCTTGAATAACTTAGAACTGGAGTTGGTATTAGCACTTGCGTTTGTCTCGAATGGATTTTGATCTAGAAGTTCATAACCAAGACCTTTATTCTTAACTAGAAGTTCTGCTGGTCTAGTTGTATCAAACTGAGCACGATACATAGTGAACTTAAGATCCTCGAAGATATCTTCAGTCCAACTTTCGGTATTCTGGGAACGGTATACCGAACCTAGAGATGGTTGAGTTGTAATAACCGTACTTGTAGCAATATCAGTATCACCAAGTTTAGAAGACCATAGTTCATAATCAATCGAATCTGTTTCAACAATAAGAGCATACTCTGTATTATTTTGTAGATATACAGGATAATCAAATGCAAAGTGTGTAGGTGTGGTAGATTGAGTTACTCCTGTTTGATCAGTAGCTACACCCATTCTAACTGCAGGTGTGTCAATCTCGATGAATGTCTGAATTTCACATCCTCCAGCACCATTACCAACACCTTTAATAACAACAGAAGGTGCTTCTGTATATCCAAAACCAGATAGCGAAATCTCAGTATTGTAAATCTTACCACCTGATACTTCGATTCTTGCAGTAGCAGTAGAACCACCAGGTAATTGTGGACTCTCAATAGTTAGAATTGCACTGTCATAGTTAAGACCAGTATTTGTAACTCTAATATCAGATAACTTACCACTATCTTTTGCAATAGCAAGAACAAAGTCTGTTGCATTTGTTGCATTTGCAAGAGTTACAGACGGAATAGTTAGGTCTTCATTAGGACGGAAAGATTTTCCATTGTGGTTGCTTAGAACTACAGTATAAACTTGCTCATTGGTGAGACTATATTTACCAGATGCAGTAGCTACTAGTTCTACATTATTCTTATCAAAGATCTTGAGGATAGGACCAGAAGCAGCAGAAGATGCACCAGTTACATTTTCTCCTTGGGTAACTGACATATTTCCACTAGCAAAACACTTGATAAAAGTATTTGGAGATAAGGTTTTTTCAGAACCAGGAATAATATTCTTGGCAGGTTTCTCTGCATCTACATTGGTGATGTAAGTCTTAACAGGAATATTTGTACTCTTCTTACTGAAATATAAATCTAGACCAGTTACGAAACATCCACCATCTAAATTTTCAATTTTAAATGTTTGAGCTAGTGGATTTGGTCTAATAGGATTGTCAGTGTTACTTTCAATAAACTGAACACCCTCATTAGATTTAAAGATTGATGGTTTTGTAGATACAATACTAGAGGGATTTTCTGGTAAAATACCAGTAGCATAATACTTAATTTCTGTATAAGAATCTACACCAAGTTTTGATTCATTAGTTGCACTAGAAGTAAATCTAAATGTTAGTTCACCAGTAGTGAAGTTTAATTCTTCTGCATCTTCATCATAAGATACAGTATCAACATCTCCAGACCATGTAGCATTTTGTGTTGGAGGATTGCCAGCAGGAATAATAATCAAACCAGATGCATTACCATATTCATCTGTAGTAATTGTTCCATTAAATGCAGATAGTGAGTTACCAGCAATGCCAGTATATCTCAAATCAGGATTGACCCAACGACTAATATCTCTTCCTTCTAAGAACACATAGATTTTAGTGTTGGGTTTCATTCTACCAATTTTAAATTTAACAGGAAGACTTCTAGTATAGAAAGCTAAAGATGTAGAAACAATGTTATCACCAACAATTTTAGTCTGTACACCTTTTCCTACCTCATTATTTTGAGGACTAATATTAGAAGAACTACCAACCGATGCTGATGTTACAGAAGTAGATGCAATTTGAGAATTAACACCACCTAAAGAATTAATTGATGTAAATGTCGAAGATGCTCCAACCCAATTGACTACAAAAGAATTAAAGAGACTGGAGAAACTCTCTTTTACATTTTCTTTAGCTAGGAAAATATTAAAGAGATCTGTGTTTGTATCAACAACTACAGGTTCTTCTGTTTGATCATACCATTGATCAATAGCAGGAGAAAGATCACTATCACCAACATATTGAAGAACAACAAATGGATTTGGATTTAATTTTCCAGAAGCAAAACTATTTCCTAATAGAGATAGTGGAGAGTATGGTAGAGTTACCATATTACCAATTTTCTTATAACCAGAAACAGTTCTTTGATCTTCTCTAGTATTAACTTCTACGAGATTAATAGAATCTTCTTTTGCTTGTGGACGTAAGACACTTTGCTGACTGTCTACTGCACATCTGTAATCAAGAGAAGATAGATTGCCAACTCTATGTGCTTCAAAATTATCGACAAAGAATCCAGACTTAAATCTATCAAGTCCAATCTCATCCTTAACTTGCATGTTAAGAGCTTGCTGTTCTAAGATGCTGAGTGTAGTATAATACTCAAGACGCTCAATACGCTTCTCCAATTTACCAATGTCACGCATTGTGTAACGACGGTTATCAACTGGAGTAATCCTTACATCCTTACTGGTCTTTGTGAATGCAGGAATATGTGCATAGAAAAGAGGCACAGCATCTTCAATAGGATCTGGTTTGGATGGGTTGAGTGAAGAGTTACCTTCTTTGATGATAAAGTTTCCATTCTGATCTAAGAAGATACCATCAATACGATCCAAGTATTGTTTCTGACTGAAAGAGAATGTAAACTCTAGATTTATATCAGGAGCAGGACTACTTGCAATAATAGCACCAGAACCAGCAAAGGATCCTTGAGTTCGTTCTAATATTGCAGTATCAAGGAAACCAGGAATAATAGCAGTGGTATCTACTTTTGGTCTAAAATCAATAACATTTTTGAGTTCTGTAATACCAAGAACTGAAGAATTGAAGGAAGGAACTTCATCTTCAGCAACACCTGCATCATGCAGATAGCTATCGATTGTACAGAAATCACCTTGTGAATGCTCAAAGTAATCAAAAGCAATTACAAGTTGACCAGTTGTTTCTTCAAAACCAGGTTTTAGAACAATACGAGAAACATCATAGATTGTATCTCTCTGACCATCATCAAATGTATATCTTGATGTAACATCAGTACCAGAAATTAGATTACCAGCAGTATCAATCTGCGGTGGTTGAGAAGAAGTTCCCTCATAAACATATCTAAGTTTAAATGCATCAGAGTATGATAGAATTTCTACAACTTCTGTATCATAGTCTGTTCCTCTTAGAGGTACAACACGGTCACCAGCAGATGTAACTGTAATTCTCTTATTTCTAACTACAGTCTTAAGTCTTGGTTTTGCGTTAGATACTTCTAAAGTTGCAGTCAACTTAAGTTTAGGGAATGTTCCATTAGCAGGAATAGTACCAAAGTATGTTGTTGGTAACTGTAAACTAATACTACCAGAAGTAAGACCACTGGATGTATCAGTAGAAGAAGTAATCTCTACATCATCTTCTTCTAAAAAGATAATATCACCCTTAACAATATCAGGTGCATCACCAGGATCAATAACAGTAATAATTAAATTTTCTTCACTGAATGCAGCAAACCTTTGTGTTCCAAATGGTAATTGTGCAGCAAAAGTAATAACACCACCACCAGAAGATGCAGTAGTTACAAAATCTCTACGGAAGAAATATTTGATCTTGGTGTCATCGCCACCAGCAGAAACTTGAGAAATTTGCTTGCTTCCAGTAGAAAACAGAAGTGTGCCACTTGTAGAATTGTCTACCTTTGGACGTAACCTTACAATACTTGCATTAGTAACAGAACCTGGTAAAGCTGTGTCTAGATAAATTCTAGATTTATATGCTCCCTCTTGTTGTGTAGCAAATTGTACAATTGCACGAACTAAGTTGTTGTCATCGTCAGAGAATTGAATTAGATCTCCTTGTTGTACATCAGTAGATGCATCAGCACTAAAACTAGTAGACTCAACAAAAGTAGAACCCTGAGTACCAAAGAATGTATAATTTGTTACAGTTTTAATTTGTGAATACTTTTGACTGTTAATTACAACATCTGCAGAGAAACTATTTGCATTTCCTGAACCATAGGAACAACCAAGAGACTTGACATTCTGTGGAGTGTAAGTAGTTACTGTATCTCTATAAAGAACTGGAACAATAGCAGCAGCTGAATTTGGAGCTCCAGAAGCATCTGGATTCTTAGCTGTTACAGCTGGTGGTTGTGCATACTCTACACCAACAGCAGATCTATTGCTAATCGCTGCTTTATAAATTTTTCCATCAACACTCTTTAATAATTCAATTTTAGAATTATCATATTCTAATCCATTAATTAAAAGTGTTACACCATCTGCATATCCTAAACCTCTATTCTGCACAACAAAATGTGAGATAGTATTTTCTTTAGCAATTCTTACAGTATTACCATCTTCATCTCTAATTGTTTCACCAGGTAAAAATCTACCAGATAATGTTGTTACAAACAGAATAGTTCCTGTAGTGTATACACCTGAAGGTGTTCCTTCTACAACACCATAAGCTCCACTGTCTACACCAAAAACATACTTACCTTCATCATATCCAGCTGGAGTTGTCTCAATAATAATCTTGGTGAAGAATTGTGGGTCGAAATATGAAATTCCAAACGTTGTATTGTATGCATTAGTTCCAGCAGCTAAACGACCTTTGGAAAGAACAATATCAGAATCTGAATTAAAACCTGAACCTCTTTCTTTCAAGAAGAAATTATTGGGTTTTACTTTACCAATAATAGGAGTAATAGTGTTGCTGTAATCTACAATAAAACCAAATTCAGCACCTCCCGATGCAGCATCCCCTTCAGTTAAATAAATGTTTCTCTTCTGCTCGGTATCAGATAGATCATATTCTAATAGCAGTTGTTCTAATTCGTTTTTAGGACCAAATACAGTTAGTTCTAAGAACTGAACTGATTCGGATGCATTAATAAGTGGTTTGTTTGTAGTAGCAAATGAAAGAGTTTTAAATGATCCAATAGCAGTTGGTGTACCTACATCACTTCTAGTTTTGATATAGAATAATTCACCAAACTGAGTTTGAAAAGTTGAATCAGTTACAGATCCAATAAGAGTAGTTGGACTTGTAATCTGTAAGGTGATAGTTTTAATACCATCATTTGCAGAGAAGAATTTTCCTCTCCTATCAATTGTTTGTCTATGATCTGTTGTAAGTTCTGTGTTATTAAGACCAATAGAACCGTCATTAAACGATGAATATAAAAATACATCAGGATATGCAGTAAGTTCAGATCCTTCTTTGTTTAAAGGAACACTACCATATACGTTTGTAATACAATAAGAAGGTAAACCTCTAGATTTTAGAGTTACATTATCAGAAGAAAGACTTTCTCTAGCTTTATTGATTTCTAGATACTTAGTTTCTTTATTGACAATCTCATAACCTTTAATGTATGCTTTACCAGGACCTACACTAGCAATCATCTTTCTAGCAGATGTTCCAGCATCGTATCCGTTGTATAGACCAAATTCGTCTACAGCATAGAAACCTTTGTTCTTATCCTTTTGTGCCCACTCTCTAATATCAACAGAGAAGTTGTCAACAACATAATTACCAGATTCATCAAATGTTCTACGTGCTAGAGTTTGCTCTAGAACACTAAAGTCTGTAGATGAAACTTTGCTTTGTACTTGTCCTCTAGAAACAGTGAGGAGTTGAATGAAATTTTTATCAGTAATTGCATTTAGCGCAAACTCTTTTAACTGTAAAGAGATTTTTAATCTATGTGCGCCTGGTGCAGTATAGTTAGAAGAACCAATTGCATTATCATATAGAGATGCATCTTCCTCAGGAGTTACAATCTCTTCTTTAATTGTAAAACCAATTTTTGCAGATGGTTTATTATAATATTCATCAATAACTAATAGTTCTTGATTACAACGAACAAAGTAACCATTAACAAAGTAAATACCTTCTTCTACTTTAACAGCAGAACCGTAACCCATTGCAGGACTTTCTAAAGAAGTAGTCTCTTCTGTGTCTGGATTTGTTACTTGAATACTAGTTGGTAGAACACTACCATCTGTACCAACAACTAGAAGCGGTGTGTTAACACCATCAACAACTTCTAGAGTTTCACCTTGGCGGAAGGTTGGCTCTGTGTTGGAACTACCACTATTAATGTAATTTACATATAATGTATCAGCGGAAGATTCTGTTGCTAAAGTTGTTGCGAGAATAGTAGCTTTAACACCAGAAGTTAAACCAATTAGTTGTTGACCAATTAGTTGTGAAATATCATATTTCTTATAAACAATATCGTCTCCTTCCGAGACCGCAACCTCAGAAACAGACGATAATTTTACGTAATCTAATTTTGTATTAAGACCTACTTCGCCAGGTATGACAAGTTCACCTTGTTTAAAGGCATACTTGCCAAAGCTTTCAACCTGATTCTGTAGAATAGATTGAACCTGCGTTAATTCTCTGCCTTGAATCGAATAACCTGGACGGAAAAGAATCTTATAGAAATTCTTGTTCGCATCAAAGTCTTCGTAGTAAGGACTTACATTAAGGTTCGTCTTTTGAGGCATCGTACTCCGCCAATAATACTAGTATTCTCGTTGAAGTATTTAGCGAAGTAACCAAAGAGTATCAGAACTCAATTACTAACTTGATGTCTTCAATCTGGTCAGGAGCACGAGTGATTAGTCTTCTGTTCTCAACATAAATCACGTTACCAGAGTTATTTTCAATCTCTGGGTTAGCTAGACCACTTGCAAAAGTGACACCTAGTAGTGTAGAACCATAAGAAGTATCTACATTACCAGAAGCAGTAGAACTCTCTCCAGTAACAGCATTAGAACCATTAGATTCAAATGCTTGTACAATACCTTGATCGGTATGTGCATCAGAAGTTTGGATGTACTTCAGAACACCAGCAGTTGTAGAACCACTATCAAGTGTCCATGATACAACTGTACCATATGCTGTACCACCAGTTACAGTCTGAGTAATTTTTTCGTCAACGGCATAGTCTGCAGAAGCACCAGTAATCTTAATAGATTTTAGACCAGAAAGAGTATCAGCGGTTGCAAAAGTTGTAGTGCCATAGTTATATGGATCAGCAACAATACCAATACGACGGAAGTCGTTATCTACAGGGAAGTCACCTTGACCTTCAGAGTAAGTAAGGCGGATGTTTGTCATAACACGCTTACCATTGAGTTCTGTCTCATGATCAGAACCATGTCCACCTGCGGGAGCAAGAACAACTTCAATAGCACCAACAGCAGAAGCACCAGTTGCTACAGCAGATGATAAACCAGCATTAGAGAAGAGGTTGCCGTTAGTGAATAGAACGTTAGCATAAGTGTAACCTGATCCACGAGCTTCAATCTCAGCGGATGTGATTGCACCTGCACCATTTGTTACAAACTTAACTTTACCACCAGATCCATCACCCTTAATAGAGGTGTAGAGAGTCTGGGAAGCAGGAAGACCAGAACCAGCGTTTTCAACTAAAGCAACATCAATAGCACCAGCAGTAGCAAGAGCTGCAACTGCTTGTCTAGAAACATTGTTAGAAAGAACGATTGGCATGAAGTCAGAAGAAAGGAACTTCAGAACATCATCGGTAGGAATGGTGTACATATACTTCCAAATGTAACCAGCACCAGTTGTCTCAGTATAGAGACCAGTAGCAGAAGCATAGTTGCCACCTGCAGTAGATGGTTCTTCAGTTGCGTTTTGTCCAGTTGTGTTAGAAGGATCTTCACCATTGTAAAGACACTTAAATACTTCGTAAGTTGAGTTCATTACATAGAACTTAGCATCTGCGATGCTTGCAGCACCTGTTGCAGCTTGCTTACCGATTTGACCACCGCCACCAGGTGTAGCAGAGTAATCGGGTTTAAACATGTCGAACTTGGGGTTAGCTACCAAGTCCCAGTTGTAACGACGAATAACAGTTCTAGCAAATGAATCTGTGATACGCTTTGCAGCGATCATTTCATCGTACAATGAATACTTTTCTGTTTGGTTGTCTAGAGGAAGGGGTGGAACATCTTCAGTAGCGTAGCGATATACACCAGAAACTGCAGTGGCACCTGTGTCGGATCCGCCAGAACCACCACTTCTACCTTTTAAAGCAGAACCAAGAGGGGGAGCAGAGTTAACGCCAGCACTTCCAAAAACGTCGGTAAGAAGTAGGGCACTATCATAAACTGCAGCAACTGTGGCGCGGAAAGCGGTGGAACCATACGTTCCAACATACACTTCGTTACCAACTACAAACGCGGTTGAATTTTGTGTGTGAACCTCTACGTATGCTTTCCATGGTTGTGGGCGTCCCACAAAGAAGTACATTCTAGAGCGTTCCGCACTGGTATCGTTAGGACCTTCGGTTAACGATTCTAAAAATTGTTTAGCATTGAAAATCCTAAACTTATCAGAGATAATAGCAGCCATTGTTTTTCTGTTCCGACGTAGTGTTTGTGCCTGAGTTATTTATATTTATAGCAATATTTATGTAATTGCGAACGGAATCAACTCATCCCCGTTTGATATTGAGTTACTACCTCTTATTAGAGTGCATCCATCAAAGGTATTAGCAGTCTTAGATGCATATTGAATTACTGATCCACTCGAAGTGAATAGGTAACCAGCATTATCAAAGTATGCAGTATTTAGCGCAGCAATGCTGGTAGGTATCGTACCAACAGTGGTAGTTGTTGTAACTGGTTGTTGGATTGAAGGAGGTGCAAGATTAAATTTATCACCAGCAGATGTATACTGAGATTTTCTTCTCTTAGTAAAATCATCAAGAGTTAAACCACCAAAGAACCTTGATACTTCTTCAATAGTCATACCAGATACTCCCATGCCATCATCAAAAATGCCATCAAAGTGACCGATAGTATATCCAACGTTAGTGATAGCATAGTTTCCAATATACCCACTATCAGTAGTAAAGAGTGTGTTTCTAACTAGTTGCTCATTTCCATTTCTTTGAGTGACATAATATTTGTCTGCTGCGGAAACAAGGAATACACCAGAACCAACTCTTTGTGCAATTGGATTAGTCAAGAATGCAGTTTCTTGATATTTGTCAACTACACCACCTGGTGGAGGAGTAATAACAACCTCAGTAGCTTCTCTTGTTACTGACATTACAGAGGCAGGAGAAATCTGTCTCTGTACTCTCCTTTCAAATCCACCTGCAGTAGATGATGCACTCACCATACTAACATCAGATTCAGATTGGATAGAAGCAACAGCAGCAGATACAACTGCTATATCTTCAATCTGTCTTAGATATGCACCAGCAGCCCAGAATTGTTCTGTGGTGTTATCATAACCTCTAATGACTTGTAAGAATCTATCATTGATTTTTCTATTATAGAATACAAGTTCATTACCAATCATTAGTTTGCCATTAGGAGCAAACTTAGTTGTATCAGGAATGTATACAATACTGTCACCAATTTCCAGATCAACATTCAAGTATGCAGCATTCTCAAAGTAATTGGTATTACTGATTGCATTATTAGGAATTTCTACTTGAACTGTAGTAGTAATTGCTTTAGAAACAGTTGAAATAGAATTTGTAGTTATAATATCCTGCAATTCTGCAGATACTACTGTTCCACCAGCATATACATCTATGACTTTAACATCATCAGCTGATGTTTCTTCTGTTGAGAAGAATTCAATATAATCTCGTTTTGGATCTAAAGCACCACCAATAGAGAATACCTCAACTTCCTTGAGATCAAATTCTCTTTCAATAACAATCTCGGCATCACCTGCAACTTCTACTTGTACAGAACTAATACCAGTAATAGCAGAAAGACCAGACTCATCAATTTCACTGATAACAGATGTAGATGTCAATCCACCACTTTCAACATATGGGTTAATACCAATGTTGATTAGTGAAACACCAATGTCTCTTTCTTTGAGAATATCAAATCTTCTGGTTGTAATAACCTTAGGTGTGGTAGTATAACCAGAACCACCATCGATTAGATCGACACTGATTACCTGACCTTTACTTACAAGAACGTTAGCTCTTGCACCACCACCATTACCATCCAGTGACTCAAACTTAAGAACTGGTGGTGTATAATATTGATATGCAGTTGGTTGTGTGAGTGGATCATAACTGCGTTGATTCCATGTTAAAGATATTACAGATCCATTTTCAATAGTTGCTACTACAGATAAACCTTCACCTCTCGTAATTCCAGTATAAGTCTCAATTGAGACTGTACCAAAAATATCATCAGTAGTTGCTTCTCCACTTCTACCATCTTTACTGGTAGCTTCTGTAGGAAGTCTCTTAATATTTCTAAATCCCTCTTCACCTTCTACTCTGATCTTATCATTGTTAGCAAGATATACAAATGGTGCTTTATATGTTTTGCCATAGAATGTTCCAGACCACTGTCCGTTATCATCTTTGAGTAGTTTTCTATTTGCTTCGTCTTTCTTGAAGGTTAGTGTTTGATTACTAATGTCTCCATCAGCAATGACATATGTTCGATCATAATATCCCTTAACAGTAAAGGTAAAGTCTAAACCGCTTTCTATGACAGGGTTTTGACACTTAAGTTCAAATGTAACATTGTTGCCTGTTTTGATTGGATTCTTAAGTTCACCAATAACATTATATGTTCCATTAGCTCTTTGTTGCCAACAATGAATAGGTGTTCCAATTGCATCACCCATCCAACCATATGCTAGTAAGTTATCTAGAATAGGTGTGGAAGTTGTGAAAGATAATGTTCCTTGTGCAAAATATGTATCAGGAGCAAAATCATATATGTTAAGAACCTGTCCAACATCTCTACCATAAAGATATCTGATATCAACGTTATGTTCTTTCTTAATAGGACTAGCAAATGTAATATTAGGACCAGATACAGTATATGCTTTTCCTTTTACTTGTAGAATACCATCTAAGAAAACATACATGCTGTCTTCAGATTCAATACTCTGTACGGTGTAATCTTCTACATCTAAAATTAAGAAGGGACCATTTCTAATACCGTCTACCAAATTAAAGTCGATAGTGAGTCTCTTATAATTACCAACTCCAATACCAACTACTTTTTCAACAGCAGTTGGTTCACCAATAGATTTTGCACCTAGATCTTGGTCCCAAATAGGAGCTACGTCAAATTTAACTTTGTTAGGAATTACAGTTCTATCAATCCAATAAGCATCCTGCAATGGATAGTTATCAGTAAACTTAGGTCTTTGTAATATAGCATTAATAGTAACAAATAGATCTTCATCTTCTTCTGTGTTTACAGGAGTATTATCATCCCAATACAATTCAAATTCTTTGTTTTCACCATCAATATAATCTGGAAGTGATCTTGTTACAGATTCTTCTTTAATAACATCATCTAAGTTATCAAATAATGAATCCATTGCAGAAATTACAATTGTGCATTCTTCTACAGGAAGTAAAGGATCACCAAGGATATTATAGTTAGAGTAACTTAAATCTTTTGTCCAGTTACCAGCCTTATTAGAATTTTGCTTTGTTTTCTCTACAAGTCCTCTACCTTCTGTTAGGATAGTATTAACAATATCATGATAGGTGTTTAATGTGCTTTCTACTTCTGCACATACAGGAGAGATTGAGTCGATCAATACATTGGGATCTGTACCAGGCAATTGATTTCTCATTGCTTGAATTGCTAGATCTCTAGTATATTCAAATGTCGATATAGTTTCAGTTAATTGACCAGAGATGTAATATAACTCTTCACCATATGGATAATCCTTTTGCTGATAGTAAAGCTGTGCTGCCTCAACAATTTTTTCATTTCCACCAAATTTAAGATGGTAGACATATGCGTCTAGAATAAGACCGATGTCTCTACCACACTTAGTAGCAATAGATCCCCAGTTCAATGCAGGATATTGTGCTTGTGCCCAAGTTAGTGATTCTGATATGATATATGATCTGTTGAGTGCAATGAGTTGTCCTGCTTTATAGAACATACCAATGCTTTGACCACTCCAAGAGAATGCTGCTTGTGTAGTGCCAGAGAAAGATACAGGTGTTGTGACAGTTACGCCAGGTGGTACAGTAAAAGTATTGCCAGGAGCAACTGCACCAGTATTTGTGGCAATAGATCCAGTGGTTGCTGTGCCACTTAGTAAAGTGGTTCCACTAGGAGCACCACCACCTCCACCAGAGTTAGCTAGTGCTGCATTGTTTAATGTAATCTGAGTATCACTGTCAATAGATAGAATTTTTGTTCCTACAGGGAATGCTCTACCAGAACTTACAAATAAACCAATAGCAAGATTTTTAGTGCTACTAACTGTCATTGTAGTAGACCCTTGGACATAACTGATGTTTACATCAATCCAATCCCAGTTTCTGATAGCAAGTTTTGCCAATCTAGTTGCATATTCAAAAATAGCAATAGATTTTGTTTTATTGTTTTGAATATAAAGGTATTCATCATCAGAATTAAAGATAGCAGAATAATCAATTGTTTTTACATTTCCACCAAATCTTAAATCATGCTGATATGCATCTAAGATAGCTCGTATGTTTCTTTCATAGTCATCTTGCTTAGTCGCCCAATCTAAAGATCCATAAGTTGATTTACCATATCCAATAGTTTCATTAATAATGAAGTCAACATTTCTCTCAATTTGATTTGCAGCATCAATCCATGTGCCACCACGTTGGAAAATGTTTCTTAACTTTTTGAGATAACGAGTATTGTATTGTGCATCCTTGAATTGGAATACTTTACCATAGAAAGTAACACCTTTATAATCAGAACCAAATTTAACTCCATCTCCTAAAGGTGGAGTAGAGAATGTAATCTGATCACCAGAGATTGTATATGCAACACCTGGTTCTTGAATCACACCGTCTAAAGTGATAATAGTACCATATGTTGATGATAGAGTAAATGGATTGCCACCAACTAATACTTGGAACTGTGTAGTTCCTTGTAATCTACCATCTGTATCAAAGTATCCATCAAATGCTGATGCAAGAGATAGTTCAAATGTACGAACTTCGTTGAATAGAAATTCACTTGGAGCAGCAGTACCAACCGCTTTACGAATTCTTTGATTCTCAACTGTTTGTACAGTTTGAGTAACAATTCTACTTGTGTTCTCAACAGTAATTTTATTCTTTGCTGGATCCCATAATTGAATAACACTAAAGTGTGATGCCTTTGGCATCTCAACTGGCATCTCAGAACTTGCAGTAGCTTCTACATCTACTTGTCCAAATAACTTAAATCCTGCAGGGTGTGTAGTGGATTTAATAAGGTCACGCCATTCTTCAATAGATGTCTTAGATTTAACAACATAAGAATAATCTTGATAGAAAGAACTATCATGAATCTTCTGATTAGATACACCTAACTTACCTTTGTCTGATGTGTAGTATCCTAAGTTGTCATAGAAACTAGAAATATTTTCTTGGAAGGTAGAAACAAATACTTTACTAACAATTGCATCTATTGGGAATCTTAAAGACTCAATAGAAATATTCTCACGAATAATACCTTGTACATTTGCAAGTTTAAGTAAGTTAGAACTAAATCTCCATTCTGTAACAGTTGCTCTGAATACTTCTACATTATTAATTTTTTGAATTACAGTTTCACCAATACTAAAGTTACCATTGATGTTTCTAACAGCAACAATGTAGTTTGAACTGAAAGTAGAAGATACAGTTTTGTCTAGATGGAATGCTCCACCGTTTCTGGTAATATTAACACTCTTAGGAACACCAATAGATGTGCTCTCTGCATATGCTTCTACATCACCCTCAATAATAATGATTTCAGGTGCAAATGTATATCCTTTACCAATTTTGTCTACTGTAATAGAGGCAATTTCACCATTTCTAGAAATAACATTAAACTTAGCATCAGAACCATCACCATTAGTAATAAAGACTTTTGGGTTTACATAATTAGAACCTTTCTCGGTAATCTCTACACCAGTGATAGTTTTTGTTGCAACATCAAATTTAACTGTAGCTTCTGCTCTATAACTTGCAGTTGGGTCTACACCAATAATAACAGGTACTTTCTTATAGTTAAGTCCTAGGTTTATAATCTGTGCGGTATTAATTTTACCGATAGCGAACTGACCAGTAGTGGTATAAGAAATAGATCCAGAACCATCCCAAAGAGGAATGCTGTTAATATCATAAACAAAACGATTTGGTGTAACATAATTAAGAATTTTAGTTCCCTGTAAAGGATCTGTGATAATCTTGAAAAATGCGTTTTCTGAATCAACTACATTCTTTTTGTCAAAGTAATAGAAGTTAGTAAAATCAGTTCCTCTCTTTGTCTGATAGTTATTATCAGTTAGTCTAGAACCAAATCCAAATTTAACATCAGTAAATGCACCAGCATTACCAGGAAGAATAGTAGATTCTATTTTTTCCTCAGTAATCAAATTGTAGTTATTACTTGGACTGATATCAAAGTAAGTCCCAATAAGACTAGAATGAGACGTGTCAAACTTATACTTGTAGAATTCTTGTAAATCAATATTTGGATTAGGTACAAATGTACTATTGTCTTCTGAGAACTCAAAATTATAAACAATATTTTCTACAGACTTAAGTGATACCAGTCTTTGTGGATTGCTACTATCAAAGAAACTGGAACTTAATACTACTTCATTAGCTGTAGACTTTAAAGTTCCATAATCATATACAATATTAATTTTATGAGTTACAGGATCATAAGATTGAATATATCCAGAATTATTACCAGTAAAGATCTGATAGTTATCAGCAAAATTATATTGTGCTTTATATAATTCTACTTCCTGTCCATCAAAGTGATCAACATCATCAGTTCCTTCTTGTCCTCTAGTTACATTTAGATTATTTCCACTAATACCTTCAATCTTTAAAATTTCCTCGCCAACTTTAACCAGATCATTAACAGAGAACCCAAATGAACTTTTAACTGTAACTTTTGTACCACCAGCAGGAATACCAATGTGTCCAACATAGATTGTAAATCTTGCAGTAGATTGTGATGCGCCAGATCTTACCAGATCTTCATCTGCAACACTAAGATAATCTCCTTGTGCATATCCACTACCAGCATCTTGAATTTGAATGCCAGAAACTATGCCAGCGTCAGATACAGTGAATGTAGCAGTGGCACCAGTGCCAGATCCGCTAGTAAGAGCAACACTAGTGTAAGTGCCAGCAGTATAATCTGCTCCACCATTAAGAATTTCATAACGACCAATACCTGTAAAGTCAATTGTAGACTTATTACTAGGTGGTACAAGAATAGCTTCTTGATACAACCTCTTCCTTATATAATAGGTCTTAGTTTTGGTTACGTCATTAGGATTGATGTCAATTGTTACTTTATCTCCAATTCCTAACCCATGAGGTTGTGCTGTTTCAATTAGAGCAACACTTTGATTAACTTCAAATGGTTCTAACCCATCACTGAGAGATGTTAGTCTTACAACTTTTGTACCAGAAGTATTGAATAGGTCATCTGATTGTAAGAAGTAATCGTCATTAACAATCCAAGTTCCCTCAGTAACTTTAATCTCAACTACGTTTTGACTGTTAGTTCCTTCTAACACTTCACCTTTAGCTACAGGTGCATTAACACCGTCAGTCAAACTTAGAGTAGCGCCTTTGGTATATGAACTTCTTTGATCTAAAAGAATAGTAAACGTTTTGATAGTTGCAGAGAATGTTCCCGTTTCATCAAAAGTACCATTGACATTTCTTAGTACAATAATGTTATCGTTCTTAACTGTACCTACAATAGAACCAGATGCTCCTGAGGAGGGTTGGTTTAATGTATCATCAGCAAATAGATATGCACTTTGGATTGTCGTTAGTTTTACGACTCTATCTTCTTTACATTCTAAGTAGGAAACGTTCTTACCTTTCACGGAGTTTACGATAGATTCTACTTCAGAACCTTCTGTTCCTTTATTATCAAAATAAATTTGTGAGTTAATACTGAAGTTGGTAGATGAATCTACTACGCTGACTTCTTCTACATTTCCTTGCTTTACTTCTGCAATTTGAGCAATGACACCTTCGCCATTTCTCTGCATACCTGCTTGATAGAATCTTCTAGAATTCTTAGGAATATCATCTTGATTGATATTAGAATTGTAATTACTATCAACTGGTAGAGAATAGAAGTTCTCTCCTAAAATGTATGGATATTGCGGTACTTGATTGCTATCAATAGTAATGAAATAAGCATAAGTTCCTTTCGGAAAGTCGGGGGTAACTGTAAATCTTCCATTGTTTTGATCTAGTGTTCCACTCTTGTGAGTGTATGTGTAATCATTAACAAACGTTCCCAGAGGATAATTTGTTAATGATGGACCATTAGAACGATTTCCATTAATACTGTAACCAGAAGTCATTCTCACAATTGATGATGTAGCATCTAGGGGATCCTGATGACCAAATGGACCGTATATTGGATTACCGTCGTAAGCGAATCCAATAATAGGAGAGTGAGTTTTTGTAGCGGGTTCAGTTCCTGCACTATTGATGTTGTCGCTGAGAGAAACACGTAAAGCTTTAGGATTGGCATTATATCCATAACCGTATTCTAATACATTATTATAGTTTGCAAAGATATAACCGTATTCAGTATCTAATTCATTTTCTAATTTTTTAAATCTATTAAAGTTCCATTCTTTAAGAAGAGGAATACCAGATGCACCATTACCAACTGGAATGACATCAACAATAACAGTAGCTTGATTATAGAAGTTACCTTCTGCAATTTTATCAAATCCTGTAATTATACCATCTGTATTAACAATAGAAATATATTCTGCAAATCTACCACGACCTGCTGCATCTCTAATTCTAATTAAAGGAGCAGATGAATAGAATTCTCCAGCATTATTGATAACAAGACTAGTAACCTTGCCACCTGTTACAACAGCACTTACATCTGCATTACGACCAGAAGTGATAGTGATATCAGGAGTTCTTGGAAAAATGTCATCAGTATCAACAATGATACTTTCTACAACCTGACCAGCAAGAACTGCCCTAGCTTTGCTTGGAACTTGATCAATAAGAACAAATGGAGGTGTTGAGTATCCAGTGCCTCTAGTATCAATCTTAATTTCTTCTAGTTTACCAAACCTAATACTTTCTGGATCTTTATGTCCATAGAAAGGTACGCCATTTAAAGCAATACCAATATCTCTTTTGGGTGTTTTGTATGTTTCTGTAGTTCTAGTTGCTTGCTTTCTAATGATACGAAGCAGTTTCTGATCTAGTGTAGTTTCATTAACAGTAGACCCATCTAAGATCTTATGTGAAGGATAGCTAGAACTTGTGATATAATAATACTGTTCGTCTTCAAAGATCGCTGATACATTAGTAGAAACTTGATCTAAGGAAGATGCAACTGATGGAAGCGTAGGCACATCGACTGCAGTACCTGAACTTAACACCCATCTAGTTTGATTAGTACCAGTCTGAACAATCTTAGAGTCGGAAGTTTCAAATCCTGGATTTGAGATTTGAATCTTGTCCCCAATAGCAGAATATGGTTGTGCATCAGATGGTTGTAAGTTGTATACAACACCTAAGGTCAGTAAAACAACGCCAGAACCACTAATGGTTACTGGTTTGTACACTGAAGATCCTACTGCATGTTGAACAGCAGTCTGTGCCGTCCTTTCGTCAATTGTAAACTGTGTTACGTTCTTATTATCGAAAGTAATCGTCTCTTCACCAATTAATACTGATCCTGTCTTACCCCAACCGATAGTAGAGAATACATCAATTCTATCCCCCGAACTCGCAGTCCCTGACAGGGTTTTTTCAAGCTTAGTTTTAGTAGATACTTCAAATGCACCATTGACTGTCTCAGGTGCTAATACAATATTATAAATTACTTCATCATCTGATGTACCATCAGCATACACATTATCTACTGTTGAATCAGCATAACCATATTCTTCAGTAGAAGTCTGTACAATCTTTTTACCGATCAGATTCTTTACGTCTCCAGATACAACCTTACACTTAAGTGCATAAACGTTGATCCAATCTGCTTCGGACGATTTGTATGTAAAATCTCTTGGTTTATATACTTCTGGTTTGTTATCTGCTGTTTTAGCAATAACAGTATTGAAAATAAACTTGATGGAACTTGTAGTTCCTTTAGCTTTGTAAAACTTCTGAATGTTTTTAATCAGAGTTCTCTTATCTACTTCACCCCTAAGATACTTTTGGGGGAAAGAACCTAGATACTGACTCTCGAAGTTTTTGACTAATGCATATAAGAAAAGGTTACTAATGTTATGAACCTTTTGTCCAGCATTATGAGATGCAGCAACCGTAGTGGTGAACGTGCTAGACTCATATAAGTCACCAAGCGATGTATTGCCACTTACGCCTCTAGAACACTCTCTTAACTCAGTGTCTGTTCTAGAACCATAGAAGATGATCTCGTCATCAATTTTTACAAATCCGTTTCTTTTTGGAAAACTCGTTGCATTTTCCAATACAATTGTATCAGCACTACTAGAAATAGTAGTGTCCAAGATATTAAACTGTCTAAGAATATTTTGTTCATAATAATCAATGTCTGCATATTTTTGGATATTATTAATTATATCCAGTGTGCCACCTTGCACCTCCTGTTCTTCATAATACTTCTGAACGAACTTACTAAAAAGTTCATATTCATCTGTAATAAAAGAAGGAAGCTGCGTCTCAATGAGAGTAGAAATTCTCTTAGTCTTTACAGCAGGCATTTACTTTACTCTTTGTATGCAGTGAACGAGGAATTTGCAACGTCAACGTCAAGATAAACCTCACGGAGTGCCTTGATATCATTAGAAAGGGGTTTGACTCTAACGGAAATACGATTATCAAAGAAACTACCTTTAATGATAGTTAAGTTGTACATTTTAAGTTCACCTTCTACATAATCAATATCGCCAACTTCCTTGTCGAGGACAACCTTTTCACCAGTTACGCTATCTAGAGTATATAGGATGATTTTGCTATCCCTATCCTCTACATATACATCCATAGTAGGATACTCAGTAACCCTAAACCCAGTGGATGACAGGACTGGTTCATCACAGTCCTTATCAAAAGAATTTTGAAAACACACTTCGTAATAGAAGGTGGAATTGAGAGAAGGATAAAAATCCTTTCTCATTGTAATATCTGTTAAATTGGAATTGATAGTATTATCAGAATCATCAATAACACCTACCATCTTACTGTATCTAAACTTACCATTGAACTTTTCAGTATCACTAGTATCAAGATAAGACTGTACATTACCAATCACTTTGTCTCTAATCTGTGATGTTGTTTGATCAGTAGCAGATCCATTATAATAGATCTTACTATTCATCTCAACATATAGAATAGAAGGATCAATTATTCTAGGTTCAACAGAAGCTACAACATACTGCTTTAGATCTGCAATAATTTTCTGTTTTGTTAATGAAGTAAGATAACTTTGATCAGTTGGTTTCAATGCAATGAAAACTTTACCGTACTCAGGTGGAACTTGGTCTTCTCCACCAAAAATAATGATATCACTCGTAGCAGGATACACTTTACGTACAATTGCCTCATAGTCCTGAGAGGTCACTGCACGGTCTTGTGTGCCGTATGACTTAGGAGCGGTATATTTGATCTTCTGGGTGCTTTCAATCTCTTCACCGCCTGCAGAGGCAATGCTAGAAGTAATGTTAGTAGTAAACGAGTTGGGAGACACACCGTTAGGGTTCTCTAGTACACCATTGAAGACAAATGTACTTACGCCATTACTTTCAGAAGCAGATGTGGTGATGTAAGATACTTCAATTCTAGATTGATCTTCTGGTTTCCTACCCAGTACACCATCACCCATTAAAAGCTCATATCTTCCATCTTCGATCTCATCAAGGAAGAATACTTTTGAAGTACCATCAACACCTAGAATATTATCTGCTACAAGGTATGGTTCGTTAAAACTTCCTCCACTCGGGAATACCCTTACTCTAATTGTGTTGGTATCAATGTTTTTATTGTCAAGAACAAATCTTTGAGAATTTGCTGCCGTGTTAAAAGTAAAATTATCAACTACTTGTGATCCTTCTACGATCTCAATATTAGTAAACGTAGCTACATTGTTAGCAACTTGTGCTTTTACATCGTCAAGTGTAACATACTGATAGATGTTGTTGTCATAGGTTGAAATAAATCCTGTTCCTTTCTTAAGAATCAGTTCAGTGTCAGTTGTTGATGTTCCATAATTTACATTAAAAGAGACATATGCAGTAGGAGAGGTAGCACTCTTGGGTCTGTACCCTAGTTGCTTCGCAATCGCTACTACATTGTCCCTCAAGGTGGCAGAATCAATGAATAGTTCATTGACTACCATATTAGTGTTAAACGCCGTATAGTAGGTGTTATAAGCTAAGACATCAATCAGGTTTGCTAATGCACTACCTTCAAAATCATAATCAGTAAATTCTGTCTGACCCTGCAAATATTCTTTCAGGGTTACTTTGATTTCCTCAAAGTCTAAGTTAGCAACCTGTGTATAAGGCATTATCGTGTACGTGCTAAGAAGAATGTTGCCGCTACTGGTCTGTCATTTCCTATAATAGTGTAATATAATTCAACACTATAACCATCGCTATCCAAATCTGGATAACAAATAATGTCTTTGATAGTCACTCTAGGTTCATAACGATCAATACAGTCATTAATCTTAGATTTAATAAGTGCAGCTGTACCAAAATCTAATGGTTCAAACAGCATCTCTCTTAAATCTGAACCCAATTCAGGTTGAAATAGTCTCTCACCCTTACTTGTTTGAAGCAATACAGCTATCGACTGTGCAATAGCTGCATTATCTTTCACTGTTACCAAGTCATTGGACACAGGATGCTTCTTAAAAGTAATACTCAGATCTTTAAATGTCTGAAAGGTGGGCATTTAGACACAGCAAGGCTGTTTCTATTTATCACTTACCGACAAATCCATCCGCCCATTCAAGATCATTGTCAAAAATTTCACCCTCTTGGACTTCTTTCCTCTTTCCTGATTTACGCATATAGCGATCACTTTCAACTTCAGTAATAAGTGTCATACCAGACTTCGTGAAGTCTTCTGATTTGTCAACTCTACTGTTGCCCATTTTCTGTGGCCTCCTTACGTTGTTTTCGTTCATTATTTGTTTCCCAAAAATATTCGTCAGTGTCACCTAAACGTCCCCAGTCTGTTCCTGACTCAACTTGATATTCTATAGTAGAAACCTTAAAGTCAGGGAATGTCGGGTGCTCAGGCGTGATAGAGAGGTCATAGAATCGTGTCCTGTTATTAGGATACAATGCATACTGACCATTCTCTAATGCAATACAATTATGCGACTTATGTTCTTGAGGAACTTCACTCACATTATTATCTATCACATCTGGATTCGCATGGTAGTTGTCTAATGTAAACAAATACTGACCATTCATCAAACCATGGTCACGAGTGTAGATCTCTGTATCCATAGAGCTAACAAAACCCTTGTTAATACACATGACCCCATAGTCCATACAATTCCAGAATTGTAGGTTCTCTAGAGACATATCGGGCGTCGGTGTTTTCGGCGCTCGGAGAAATGCACTTATAGGAAGTTTATCATACATTGCACCATACGCAGGTAGATACGTCTCAAAATAAAATGCGCGTCCTGGTATGCTTTTCGCAGATACCCAGACACCTTCTACAAATTCTCCGTGACCATCCTGATGATCGCGTAGATATTCCTTACGTACCCATACCTTTTCCGCAGGTAAATTACAAATTAAATTCATTTCATATTCCAAGAAAGTACCAGACGTTCTTTGTCACTCTTACAAGGTAATGTGTAGTGATGTACAAAGGATGGGAAGAATATTACCGAACCACTTTGTATATCTCTGGGTGAGTATATATCTACCCACCCTATCACATTATTGAAAGGACACACAAACTGAGTCGGTGTATGCTCCTCTGGATCGTATTCGATATACATTACCGCACTAAATCCCGTAGCTCCGTGATTATGCAATAAATGCTGATCACCTTTACCACCTTTCTCAAACCAATATGCATCAACCTGCAAATCAATCTTGACTTGATCTTTGAACTTCTGTAATTCATCTCTGATTAAAGGTTCAATGACTTCCCATTTTACCTTAGGTGTTCTGAAGTCACTTGGAACATACTCACCTACATCTTTCTTGAATTCCTGTGCTCTCGATAAGTCAAGCAAAGCTTCTTTCTTGCTATCCCAATCCTCCGTATAAAGATGAAAGATTGGGACTGCAAACATTGGTTCGATGTACTCAGACATTACTTGCCTTGACCGCGATACCTCTTCTTTGCTTTGTTCCTAGATG